ATAAGATTGAGAAAGGCGAGGCGATTGTTCGCCCTGTAGGCTATCATAAAGGGGTCGAGCGGTTGCAGGGGTTTAGATCAAGGCTTGACGCTTGCCGGGATTTGGGCGAGCTGGAAGGGTTTGCCAATCGGCGCAAATTTAATCCGGCATTGCCTCAATGGAATGCAAGTGAACGTGATGCAATATTGCGGCGCAAATTTGAAATGGAGAATGGCGGGAATGAACGACGCAAGAAAAAATGACCAAGGCAAAGAGCCAATCGAATTGGTTGCGCCGGAATTTATATTTGGCACGGCGCGAGTGCTGGGCTTTGGCGCGGATAAATACGCCGCGCGCAATTGGGAAAAGGGGATGCGCTGGGGTCGCGTGTTTGGCGCGTTAATGCGTCACCTCTGGGCTTGGTGTGGTGGCAAGACTGCAACGCGCAATTTTGCGTTTGATGGGCTAGATAATGAAACAGAAGTTTCCCACCTATGGCACGCCGCGTGCTGTCTTATGTTCCTGATTGCGTATGAAGAGCGCGGCACGGGTGAGGATGATAGGCCCGAATAGGTCTAGGGCTTGATCTAAGCCCGGCTTGAGGTCTACAAAGGCTTTGCGGGTACTTCTCCTCCCAATCGCTCGCAAACTAGCTCGGTGCGGTCCCAAACGTGCCGGGCGTCTTTTTACAGGAGCCGGGCCAATGTCGTTCCAGATTGACTTTCGTATGATGCTCAATTGTGAGGATACTGACCAGCAGGAGATTATCACGGGTGAGATCATTGACCATGTTGAAGAGCAGCTATCTGCGGGCGTACCTGTGGAGCGAGTGATGCAAGGGCTTGCCGAGGTTATTCTGGAAATGCACGAAATGATAAGCCCGGAGGGTGAGACCGTGCATTGAAAAAGCCCGGCGCGACGGCCGGGCGTTTTGTTATGGGTTAAAGTAAATCGCAACTAGCGTGATGGTTAAGACCACAGTGAACATTGCGGCGATTGTCCAATCTTCTTTATCCATTACGCCACCTCCTCTTCGTAATCATCGTCAAGCAACCCCGAGCAACCTAAGGCGTGTCCAATGCAGTTATCGTATTGGGCTTTTGCCTCGCAAATCGTTAAGTTGCTATCAACTTGCAAGCCATAGCGAACCGCGTAACCACAGTTGGTGCTAAACATTTCAACGATTGCGCCATCAGCAAGGTCTGTCTTCATTATAAGTCTCAGCATCACGCCGCCTCCTCTTCGCGCTCTTCAAATATCTCCCACAAGCGAGCGCATATGCGAGCGTTTATCTCGCCATATGCCATGATGCAGGCAATCTCGTCATATGATTTGCCATGCTCGCCGCCATAGCATTCAGAGAAGAAATCTTCGCCTTGGTCAATGTTGCAGTTTTGGCAAACCGCGTGGGCTTTGGCGTAATAGATGACATACTCGGAGCCGTCCGCGCTTTCGTGCGCCCAATCTGTAGCCTGCTCAATGCCGCTGGCGTCGCGCGCAATCTCTTCTGCAATGTCGTTGCAATATTGTGTGAGGTCATAATCTTGCATTGTCTTTCTCCATGTTTGTTTTGTGCTGTGCTTACTGTATATGTGAAGCATATGCGCTGCGCAATAGTGACGTAACGTCACAAACTGATTTGCTTACCCACAACACAGAGCGCGACACTGACACACAAGCGCGCTCGCGTATCGCATTGGCTGGTCATGTGTCAAGATTGGGGCAGCAATGTGGCAACAATGTGGCACAATGCTTAACATGTTAAACAAGTGCTTACTCATATAAGGCGGCGCTTATGATTTACCCCCCCGGTCAACGATTTGCCGGGTAGTGTTATTATTATACAATTCACGCACACGGGTGCCACCCCACCCCACCCCTTGCAATTCACACCCCAAGCAATGTAAAAAAATATAAAATTGGAGTTATTCAAATGGCAGGCAAAGCATTACGCAGGCGCATACTCGACGACATCAAGAAGCAAGGCGGCGCTGAGTACATTTTTGACCAAGTGGCATCGGGCAAGACTATGACGCAACTTGCAGCAGATTATGGGTGCAGCCGCCAGTATTTCAGCACGTCAATCAACTCCATACCTGAGTATGCTTCTGTGCTGGCTAAGGCGAAGCAGGAGGCGGCAGACGCGTTGGTTGAGGAGGGCTTGGGCATGGTTGACGCGCTTGACGGCGGCAGCACCACGTCTGAGATTGCGGCTACGCGTGAAAAGGTGCAGTGGCGCAAGTTTATGGCTGGCTCGTATAATCAGGAGCGTTACGGCAGCAGGCCCCAGACAAACGTGACCATATCTGTGAGCGACATGCACTTAGACGCGCTGCGCAAGGTTAATTCCGATATTGCCGCGATTGATGCTGAGGATCGCCAGCGCGAGTTTCACGCGATTGACGTTGATTATGAGGATGTCACGGATGAGCAATGATAATCCGCTAGAAGAGTTTGTGCTGCGTTACCGTGATGATCCTGCGTTATTTGTGACTGAGGTGCTTGGGGCAACGCCGTATGACTATCAGGCCGAGTTTCTCAACGCGCTGGCGAATAACGAGCGCAAGATGAGTGTTCGCAGTGGACACGGCACAGGCAAGTCCACGACGGCGTCATGGGCTATGCTTTGGTTTGTTCTGCTGCGCTTTCCGAATAAGGTTGTGGTTACGGCCCCTACGTCTGGCCAGTTGTTTGACGCGTTGTTTGCGGAACTCAAGCGCTGGATTAATGAGTTGCCGGATCAGCTTAAAGTGTTGCTTACGGTTAAGTCGGACAGGGTTGAGCTAATGGCTGCTCCGAGTGAGGCGTTTATTTCTGCTAGAACAAGCCGTGCAGAGACGCCAGAAGCGTTGGCTGGGGTTCACTCGGAGAATGTGCTTCTGGTTGTGGACGAGGCTTCTGGTGTGCCTGAGAAGGTGTTTGAGGCTGCTGCTGGCTCTATGTCCGGCCACTCTGCGACTACGATTTTATTGAGCAACCCAACGCGCTCATCTGGCACGTTTTTTGAGAGCCAGACGCGCATGGCGGAAAGCTGGTGGACTAGGCGTTGGTCGTGCGTGGATAGCCCACTTGTGTCTGAAGAGTTTGTTGATGAGATGCGTGCGCGGTACGGCGAGGATAGCAACGCGTTTCGCATTCGTGTGCTTGGCGAGTTTCCCATGGCGGATGACGACACGATTATTCCGTTTCACTTGGTTGAGAGCGCTATTCGTCGTGACATTGAGGTGACGCCAGACGAGAAGCCTATATGGGGCTTGGACGTGGCTAGGTTTGGTGCGGACAAGACTGCGCTGTGTAAGCGGTATGGCAATGTTGTGACTGAGATTACGTCGTGGCAGGGCTTGGATTTGATGCAGACTGTTGGCCGTGTGATGGCCGAATACGAAGGCTTATCGCCTTCTATGCGGCCAAAGGAGATACTTGTTGACAGTATTGGCGTTGGCGGCGGCGTTGTTGACAGATTGCGTGAGCTTGGCGCTCCTGTGCGTGGAATTAATGTTGGCGAGGCTCCTGCCATGGGCAGCACATACATGAACTTGCGCGCAGAACTTTGGTTTAAAGCAAAGGGTTGGCTAGAAGATAGGTCGTGCAAGCTACCGAATGACGATCAATTGCTGGCAGAGCTAACGTCGATACGTTATGGATTTACGCCCGGCGGCAAGATGAAAGCTGAGAGTAAAGATGAGATGCGCAAGCGTGGGTTGAGGTCTCCTGACCTTGCTGACGCGTTATGCCTGACAATGGCTAGCGATGCTGCAACTGCACTGTCAGGCTCTATGTCTAGCTGGACGCAGTCGCTCAAACGCAACTTAAAAGGTATCGCATGAAACAAGTTCCGTTTCACAAGCTGTCACCCAAGATGAAAAATATCCGTATGAACCAGTGGATTAAAACGTATATTGGCAAGGGCTTGAGCTTGGAGGATGCGCAGTACGCTGCAAGGTGGCGTGCTGGCCATTGGAAGCTAAACCACCGTATGCAGAAGGTTATGGATGATTTAGGCGAACTGTGATATTGCGGGGAATACCCCCTGCATAGCCTTTGTCAAATAAATGTGCTAATGTGCAGAAAAATGAGGATTGATGACATGACACCATGTAAAGGTTGCCCCACCCCCGCCGCTTGCAAACGCGCTGGCACTTGCCTGTCAAAGAAATACGGGAAGTAAGTTATGGGCATTTTTGATTTTCTATCCGACTTATCAAAAGCGCGCACAAAAGATGAGCTTGGCCTTGGCGGAATGAGGTCACTTCTTGGCACGCGCGGTGCTGCTCCGGACAGCAAACGCGGTGAAGAGATGATGCGCCGCACCTCAACTGATAATCTGCCGGGCTACTTTGATCCAGAGACACGCGAGTATGTGCCTTGGTATGTTGACTTGTTTGACGGCGGTGGCTTGAACAAGTCAGAAGGTTTGCTTGCCAACGACGCGCAAAAAACGCCTTCTGCCGTTGATATGTTAAAAACAAACGGCGCTCCTGTTCAGCGCGCGTCCCAGATGGCACCGGGTTCACTTGAGCCGTTTGGCGGCGCTGGTCCAAATATTCCTGAAGGACCGCTAGGCCCGTTTGGCGGTGCAGGCCCACGCATTGCCAACGGCGACCCACGCAACCTTGGTGGCTCTGAGGGTTATGGTCAAACTGGCGTAAGTCCGCTTGATCCGTTTGGAGGCGCAGGCCCACGCATTGCACCGCAGCAGGCTCCGGCCCCGGCTCCAGCTCCACAACAAGCCCCAGCACAGGCGCCATTTACTCCGGGCTATGAAGACACACCACGCTTGAGCGAAATGCAGTCGCCCATGATGCAGCACCCTGCGTTTCCGCAGTTTGTTGACATCATGAAGAGCATGGGCAACGAGTCTGTATTGCAAAACCCAGAACAAGCCTCATTTGTATTTAACAATTATCTCAAGCAGATAGGTTACAATTAATGGCAATCACAACTTACGCAGAGCTGCAATCTAACGTCACGGATTTTCTTAACCGTGATGACTTGGCATCAATTGCCCCGACATTTATTTCGTTGGCTGAAGCTGACATGCAGCGTCAGGTGCGTCACTGGCGGCAAGAGAAGCGCAGCACTGCGGAGCTTGACACGCAGTACAGCGCAATCCCTGCTGACTTTCTTGAGGCCATTCGGTTTTACATTACGTCAGGCGAGTCACGCCCGCTTGAATTAATTAGCCAGTTTCAGTTACTTGACCGCAAGTACAATAGGTCTAACACCAGCGGTGAGCCAGCCTACTATGCGATTACTGCTGGTGAGATTGAGATCTTTCCTGCGCCTGCTGGCACTTACACTGCCGAGCTGTATTACAACGCGCGCATTGAGCCACTGTCTGACAGCAACACGTCCAACTGGATGCTGCAATACTTCCCTGACGCATATTTGTATGGCTCGCTTATACACTCCGCGCCATACCTCAAAGATGATGCGCGCTTGCAAATCTGGGCGGCTTTGTATCAAAGCGCGATTGATGCTATAAATATGTCAGGTGAAAAAGCTAAATTTGGCGGATCAGGCCGTCGCATGAAAATAAGGGCTTATTAAAATGAGTTTTTCAAACACATTCGAGACCACAGTTTTAACTTGGGTCTTTACGACAAGCAGCGCAACCCGCCCGACTGAGTGGCATATTGCACTTTACACTGCGTCGCCATCTGATCCCGGCGGCGGAACTGAAGTTACTGGCGGCGGTTATGCGCGTCAGGCTGTTACGTTTACTGTTTCCGGCAACACTGCCTCGAACACTGCTGCGATTGAGTGGCCAGTTGCCACAGCGGGTTATGGCACGGTGACTGACGTTGGCGTGTTTGACGCGTCCTCTGGCGGCAACTTGATTGCTTACGCGGCTTTGACCACAAGCAAGGCGATTGACACGGGCGACGTATTTAGGCTCCCGGCGGGTGATCTTGACGTTACGCTTGACTAATGGCTGAGTATCGTTCTGGCTACGGCAGGGCTACATACGGCTCGTATAACTACGGGCTTGATGGCTTTGTCACTGACGGCGCTGGCACGATTATTGTCACGACAACGACTGCTGCGGCTTCGGTTCGTGTTAGGTTAGACGCATCTATCGTTGTGAGCGTGTCTACGACCTCGTCAGAGGCCGTTAGAGTGCGTGAAGCGTCTGCGTCCAGCACGACATCCACAACGACGACTTCCGCCGCCCAGCGCGTGCGTGAGAGCGATGCAGCGTCAACCTGCGCCTCAACTACGTCAGCTGACTGCAACCGTGTTCGCACAGCAGATGGCTCAATTGCCGCTGCGTCAACTACCAGCGCTGACATAGTTCGCGTGAGGCCGACCTCGGCTGCAACATCTGCCGCGTGCAGCACGTCGGCCAGCGCTGAGGCGATATACATTAGCAGCGCTGACATTGCCTGCGTTCTAACATCTGTAGCAACGTGCAACCGCGTTCAGTCGGGCGGTGCTTTGATTAGCACTCTTCTGAGTACGACGTGCAATGCTGTTAAGAAGTGGGAGCCAATCCCTGACACACCTGAAGTTTGGACTGGTGTTGATCCGTCTAGCAAAGTGTGGCAAGATGCAGGCAGCACGCCAGAAAGCTGGTCGGCTGTTCCCCCTACATCAACGGACTGGACACCCGCCTCGGCTTCAAGCGAAACTTGGGCTAACGCCGCATAGGAGAATATCATGGCTGATACAACGACCACAGCATATGGCTTAACGAAGCCAGAAATCGGTGCATCTGAGGATACTTGGGGCGAAAAGATCAACACTGATCTTGATACGCTTGACACGGTTGTAAATGCGATTGGCGGTAAAACTGCTGCTGGTACGTTGTCCTATGCAGATAGCGCAAAGCTGGCGACGACTGCCACGGGTGTGGATGTGACTGGGACAGTCACGATGGACGGCGGTTCTACATCTGCCGACTTTACCTTCGGCGACAACGACAAAGCCATATTCGGCGCTGGGTCTGACCTCCAGATTTATCATGATGGGTCTGATAGTTTTATTGATGATGCAGGAACAGGAAGGTTACATCTCAGAGGTAACGATCAAGTAACGCTCGGAAAGTACACTGGCGAGAATATGGTTGTAGCAGTCGCTGACGGTCAAGTGGAGCTTTACTACGACAACGTAACAAAACTCGCCACCACCAGCACAGGTGTTGACGTAACTGGCACTGTGACGGCTGATGGGATTGCTTTAGGTGACAATCAGGTAGCCACATTTGGTGCTGGCAATGATTTAAAAATCTGGCACGATGGTTCTAATTCTTACATCAAGGACCACGATGCTGGGAATCTATTTATCCAAGGTTCCCTTACAGTAACTATTGAAGATGTCAGTGGAAACAACATGGCGGTCTTTAATGACGGAGGTTCGGTTGATTTATATTATGGGGCAACAACCAGACTCGCCACCAGCAGCTCAGGTGTAGACATCACAGGGACAGCCGTAACAGATGGTTTAACCGTAGCTGGCAACGTGTCAGTCGATGGCGGCACAATCAAGCTGGACGGGAATTATCCTGTTGGGTCAGGCAACGTGGCGTTGGGTGATGCTGCGCTGGATGATGGTAGTTTGTCTGGTAGTTACAATACTGCTATAGGCTCAAATTCCTTAACGGCTAATACAACTGGCTATAACAATACGGCAAATGGGGCATATGCACTAGGGTTAAACACTACGGGTTCCTTGAATGTTGCTGTCGGTGATAGTGCTTTATACTATAACACAACAGGGGGAACCAATACAGCTTTAGGTCGTCAAGCCCTCTACTCCAACACCACCGCCAGCAACAACACAGCGGTTGGGTATCAGGCTCTATATGACAACACCACTGGTACTCATAATGTAGCTTTGGGTAAACAAGCAGCGTTTAACATTAGCACAGGTCAAAAGAATGTAGCTATTGGTTCTGAAAATCTTTATACCGCTACAACAGCCTCTTCAAACGTAGCCGTTGGTTATAACAGTCTTTTTGGAACAACAACAGGTTCGTTTAATGTAGGTGTTGGTGAGGGTTCTTTGCAGTCCAACACCACCGCTAGCAACAACACAGCTGTTGGGCATCAAGCTGGGTATAGTACAACAACCGCAGGTTCAAATACTGCGCTTGGTTATCAAGCGTTTTATTCAAACACGACAGGCGCTATCAATACTGCACTAGGTTATCAGTCTTTGTATGCCAACACGATAGGTAATTTTAACATTGCCGTTGGGCAAGATGCCCTCCGTTCAAACACCACCGCCTCCAACAACACTGCCGTTGGGTATGGGGCTGTCTACAGTAATACGGCTGGTACGGGGCTGTCCGGCCTTGGTCACTGGGCGCTATACTCTAACACCACAGGTGGCTACAACACTGGGATCGGGCGTTATGCGCTAAGGTTTAACACCACCGGATCTAATAACACTGCCTTGGGCGAAGAAGCATTAATTAACAACAGCACCGCAAGTAACAACACTGCCGTTGGGTATCAGGCTGGGTATAGCAATACAACGGGAACGGGAAACCAATCATTAGGCACAAAAGCGGCTTATACTTTAACAACAGGTAACGCCAATACTGCAATGGGCTGGCTAGCGTTACAAAACGCTACAACATCAGATGACAACTCTGCGTTTGGAGCATTTGCACTTCAAAACAATACCACAGGTGCTAGTAATGTTGGTATTGGTCGCCAAGCACTCTACTCCAACACCACCGCCAGCAACAACACAGCTGTGGGGTATCAGGCTGCGTATAATAATACTACTGGTACTATAACTGCTCTTGGGGCATACGCTGGGCATGCAAACACAACAGGTAGCAGCAACGTTGCTTTAGGCGGCTATGATGGAACCACAGCATCAGCTCTACGCTTTAATACAACAGGGAGCTACAACGTAGCTGTTGGTACAGGCGCACTTAAAACCAACACCACCGCATCCAACAACACGGCTGTTGGGTATCAATCTCTGTACAGCAATACTACTGGTGCAGAAAATACCGCTGTTGGCTATGTTTCTATGTATTCCAACACTACAGGCGGGTACAATACAGCATACGGAAGATCATCTTTACCTGTGAACCAAACAGGTTCTTACAATACTGCTGTTGGTTGGGGGTCTTTGAATTTTACCACCGCCAGCAACAACACAGCTGTTGGGTATCAGGCTGGTTACTCTACAACGACAGGCACACAAAACGTAGTGATGGGCCGTGGTGCTATGCATTCAAATAGCACAGGTAGTTACAATGTGGGATTGGGTTATGAGGCTTTGGTCAACAACACCACCGCAAGCCAAAACACTGCCGTTGGGTATCAGGCGATTTATACGAATACCACAGGAAACGACTTATTTGCTGCTGGTTTCAGATCACTTTATAGCAACACCACAGGGATTAGGAACGTTGCTGTTGGCCCATTGTCTCTTTACTCAAATACCACTGCAAGCGGGAATACTGCTGTAGGTTATTCGGCATTAGAGGCAAACACTGGCGGCTCTAATACCGCAGTAGGCAACAAGGCTCTAGAGGCCAACACCACCGCCAGCAACAACACGGCTGTTGGGTATCAGGCGGGGTATAGCCATGCAAATAGCGGTGGTCTAAATACTTTCATTGGGGACAGTGCTGGGTATAGTTCAACAGATCAGAGAAATACATTTGTTGGTTCAACATCTGGTTACTACATGTCTACAGGTTCCAAGAACACCATCCTTGGACGCTTTGACGGCAACCAAGGCGGCTTGGACATCCGCACCTCAAGCAACAACATCGTGCTGTCGGATGGGGATGGTAATCCTAGGTTGAGGATAGATCAAAACGGTAATATGCGAGTTCCCGCAAGTTACAACAACACTACAGCAGCAGCAGCTAATGCGGTTATTGAAAGTGGCGGCTCTTTTGCTAGGTCAACTTCATCATTGCGCTATAAAAATACAGTCAACGATGCAACGCATGGCCTAACAGAATTAATGACACTCCGCCCAGTTACCTACAAAGGCAACAATGATGGCGACACAGTGTTTGGCGGTCTGATTGCAGAGGAAGTGCATGACGCTGGCCTGACAGAGTTTGTGCAATACAACGATGACGGTGAGCCAGATGCACTAGCATACAGCAATATGGTATCCCTTTGCATCAAAGCAATCCAAGAACAGCAAGAAACGATCACGGCATTGACTGACCGGATCACTGCCCTAGAAAACGCTTAATCGTAACCAGTCAGAAAAGGAGAAAGACATGACTGATACACCAACCACAGAAGAAATCGCACAGCACTACACAGCAATGGGTCACTCAATTGACCTGCTTAACGCTGGACAACCAGAAGGCATGGAAGATGCTGACTGGACAGACACAGTTGCTCGTAATGTTGAGCATCTGGAAATCATGGTAGCCAAAGACTTCTGGACTACAGAAGATATGACTGCCGCCAATGCTGCAATCGCAGCCAACTCGTAACTCAAACTTAAAGGAGACTGTCATGAGTAAAAATGAAAAGAACCTCATCACCGTCAACGACATCGAATACAACATCGAAGACATGACTGACGCACAGAAGACTATGCTAAACCACATCAACGACTTAGATCGTAAGCTAGGGTCTGCACAGTTTAACTTGGATCAGCTTAACGTAGGCCGTGATGCTTTTGTTAAAATGCTGGCTGGATCATTGGAAGCGCCAGCGGAAGGTGAAGATGAAGCTGCCGATTGATAAGCAGGCACACTTTTTAGCGGGGGCGGCAATAGCTGCCTCCGTTACTTTATACTCAGCCCCTCATTGGGGCTTTTTTGCTTGCTGCGTGGCTGCTATCGGAAAAGAGATATATGACGCCACGGGACGCGGCACGCCTGACAAATGGGATGCAGTGGCAACTATAGTTGGCAGCGTTGTTATTTTACCATACTTTGTGTTACATTAGACCAAGCGCATACTGTGAGAGGCGACAATGGCTTTAATTGATCTAAACATTCCCGCTGGCGTTTACCGCAACGGGACTGACTTGCAGAGCATGGGCCGATGGCGCGATGCCAGCCTTGTCCGTTGGAATGATGGCGTTATGCGTCCAGTTGGCGGATGGCGCACGCGCAACAATAATGCAGCCAACGCAACTTTGCGCGGCATGACTACTTGGATTACAAACAGCAATGACCGATGGATTACGTCTGGGACGTACAACAAACTGTACGTTTGGGCGTCCACTGGCGCGCGGTACGACATTACTCCCGTTGGCTTAACGGCAGGCCGAGAGGATGCAGTTTCATTCACGGGCTACGGCGGCGCTGAGTTTGGTGCTTACGCATACGGCATTGCCCGGCCTGACACAGTTCGCATCCAGCCCGCAACAAGCTGGGACTTGCAGTCGTGGGGCGAATACCTGCTGGCTTGCAACGAAGACGACGGCAAGATTTACGAATGGCAGCTTGGCACAGGCACACCCGCAGCGGCTTTGTCCAACGCGCCAGTAGACAACCTCGGCATGGTTGTAACTGAAGAGCGCTTTCTGTTTGCACTTGGCGCTGGCGGCAACCCGCGTTTGGTGAGCTGGTCAGACCGTGAGAACAATAACCTATGGACGCCAGCCGCAACAAACGAGGCGGGTGATCTTGAGCTAAACACGTCAGGCGCATTGATGAAGGGCATGACCGTTGCAGGTCAAACTTTACTCCTAACCACGCGCGATGCTCATGTTGCCAACTACATTGGCCCGCCATACGTCTACGGCATTGAGCGCGTTGGCACGAGCTGTGGCTTGGCTGCAAAGCAGGCTGCGGTTGTGGTTGATCGCGGCGCGTTCTGGATGGGCGTTAATTCGTTTTACGCATACACCGGCGGCGCTGTGCAAGAGCTGCCGTGTGACGTAGCTGACTATGTGTTCAATGACATTAACAAAGGCCAGATCAGCAAGGCGTTTGGCATGTCAAACTCAATGTTTAGCGAGGTAACTTGGTTTTATCCAAGCGCAGCGTCAACGGAAAATGACCGCTACGTTTCATATAATTACGTTGAGAACACATGGACCATCGGCAATTTGGCCCGCACTGCTGGCATTGACCGGGGTGCCTTCCGCCAGCCAATGATGGCTGATCCAGCGGATTACAAAATATACGAGCATGAGATTGGCTTTAACTATGGCACACTGACGCCGTTCGCTGAAACTGGCCCGTTCCGCATTGGCGCTGGCGACCAAGTTATGAGCGTCACGCAAATGCTGCCGGATGAAAAGTCGCAAGGTGACGTAAATGCCACCTTTAAGACGCGCTTTTACCCCAACGGCACTGAGCGTTCATACGGTCCTTACTCTATGAGCAACCCAACTTCGGTCAGGTTTACCGGGCGTCAAGTTCGTATGCGCGTTGAGGGTGAGCGGTTGGCGGATTGGCGTGTTGGCATTAACCGTGTTGACGCGGTTGCCGGGGGGCGTCGATGACGCAGCAGAACCGTCCACCAGAGCCAAGAGATAAGGATTGGCAGACTTGGGGCCGACGCCTTATGTCTTACCTATCTCAGACGCGCTCACCGCTGGTCCAGCAGACTGGCGATGAAAGCGCGGCTGACGATGGCACGCTTATGTGGGATCGAATTAACCAATATCCAGTTGTGAGCAAAAACGGCGCGTGGGTGCAGGTTGTGCTTGAAGATGGCCAGTACGCTGGAGCCGTGACAACTGACCAAACGGCTGCGGCTATAAACACGGCCTATGCTTTGACCTACGCCTCCAGCACCTCTGACGGCATTGCCAACGGCACGCCAGCTTCGCGCATTGTGTTTGATGAGGCTGGTCAGTACATGATTAGCTTTTCGGCGCAGATTGCATCAACATCAAGCTCAACTGTAAACTTTTGGTTTTGGCCTCGCGTCAATGGTTCTGACGTTGCCGGGTCAACAATGAAGAACGCACTGCATCAAAACGGGTCTGTTTTGGTTGTGTCTCGCTCGGCCATATTTGAGCTTAACGCTGGGGACTACCTTGAGGCCATGTGGGCAGTGGACAGCACCAACGGCTTTCTTGACGCAACAGCCGCAACCGCGTTTGCGCCTGCCGCGCCTGCCTCAACTATAGCTATTACGAGGCTACATGGATAAAGAGCTTGAAAGATGCAGGCCATGGATCGAAGCCGCGCTGGGGTACTCTGGCGGCACGCACGACTTCATTGACGTAGCCGAAGGCGTCTACAAAGGTACGATGCAGTTGTGGCCAACGCCAAAGGGGTGCATAGTAACTGAAATCGTGGTATATCCACGAAAGAAGTTGTTAAACGTGTTCCTTGGCGGCGGTGAATTGGATCAGATTTTGGATATGCACAACGATGTGATAGAGTGGGCCAAAGCGCAAGG